TTACCAGATTATGCATTGATGACCGAGGATGGTGTAATTAACTTTGTTGCTCTGGATAAAAAATCTGATACATCTGATCTTGCGAAAGAACCTGTTGGTAAATCTGATGCAGATTTTAAAATGTTTTTCCGCGCTGAAAACTTGAAACTTGTAGAGGGTGATTACAATGTACGTGTATCACGCCATAAGATTTCTACTTTCCGCCATCAAACAAAGGCCCTGCAATATTGGGTAACTCTTGAACAGGATTCGGAGTACAATGGGTAATGAAAGAACAATTCCTATGGGTCGAGAAATATCGGCCACAATCTATTGATGATTGTATTCTGCCAGAAGAATTAAAAGATACATTCAAAGAGTTTGTGGATAATAAAGACTTGCCTAACCTGTTATTGACAGGTGGGCCCGGCGTAGGTAAAACTACAGTTGCAAAGGCTCTGTGTCTAGAAATGGGCATGGATCATCTTCTAATAAATGGTTCGGAGGAGGGTGGTATTGATACCCTCCGAAATACTATTAGAAATTACGCATCCACTGTGAGTTTTTCGAGTCAGGGTAAAGTTGTGATTCTAGATGAGGCGGATTATCTTAATCCACAGTCTACACAGCCTGCATTGCGTGGTTTCATTGAAGAATTTGCAGGCAACTGTAGATTTATTTTGACTTGTAATTTCAAAAACCGCATAATCGAACCGTTGCACTCACGATGTTCTGTAATTGAATTTAAAATAAAAAAATCTGATAAACCCAGACTTGCTGCAAGTTTTGGTAAAAGGGTTTGTGGTATTTTGGATGATGAGAACATTAAATACCAAAAAAGTGTAGTTGGTCAGGTAATGATGAAATACTTTCCTGATTGGAGAAGGGTATTAAACGAACTACAACGTTATTCTGTTGGTGGTACAATTGATTCTGGTATTTTTGAAAATCTTGGTGAGATATCTTTAGACAGTCTGGCAAATTCACTCAAAAATAGAGACTTTACTGAAATGCGTAAATGGGTTGCAGAAAACTCTGACAACGACCCAAATCAACTTTTTAGAAAGATTTATGATGGCATGTATGACTACCTTGAACCAAATTCGATTCCAGATGCAGTACTTATTATTGCACAATATCAATATCAATCTGGATTTGTTGCAAATACTGATATTAATCTTGTTGCATGTCTTACAGAGATGATGGTTAGTTGTCAGTGGAAATAACAAATGTCAAAAAAACATTTCAAAAAACTTCTTAAAAATGTAGATTTTTCTGCAAACTATGGCGCAGCCGGAGGGAGAACTTTTACTCTACTGCGCGATGCTGGATACACTGAAAACCAAATTTCTAATAAATTTAATGGTCACGATAATAGTATCAGCTGGGAAGATTTGAGAGATATTTTTGAATTTCAAAATAGATTGTGTTATTATCTTTCTTGGAAAATAGATTTAGATGAATTGTATGTACCATATTCTCCCTTTGCCCCTTCGGTAGATAGAATTGATAATTCTAAAGGATATGATTTAGATAATATTGTTATATGTACTAGATTTGCAAACTTGGGAATGAGTGCATACAACCATCCTAATTTCAGAGAAAGATTGCAGTATGAAATGGATAATAGAGAAAACATATTTGTTGAAAGATACAAAAAGCAACCAAAGTTTGGATTGGACAATTTTTTATGAGTTATGATTTATTTAAAGACTATATCCCAGCAATATCAAACACTAAATTAGATTTAATGAATAGTGGTGATGAACTGTGGGAAAAAAATTATCCAGCATTTATGGTAAATAAAACATTTTCACATTTTCAAGATACAATTTTATATGCACAGGAGATGAATCGACGCCCCCACCTAGACAATAAGCTTCAGTTTGACTATTTACTAAATACAATTAGACCGATGAAAAGATTTTCAAGATGGCCTAAAAAGATTGCTCATGATGATTTAGAATATGTTAAAGAATATTATGGGTATAATGATGTAAGAGCTGAAGAGGCTCTTAGTTTACTTAATGATGAACAAATAAAAATAATAAAACAAAAGTTGAACAAAGGTGGATAGTTATGGGGAATACAGATGTAGAAAGTCTGGTTGAGGTACGCCTCTCAGACCAAGAGGATTTCTTAAAAATTAGAGAAACATTAACACGAATTGGTGTTGCCTCTAGAAAAGATCGAAAACTATATCAGTCATGCCATATTTTACATAAACAAGGAAAGTATTACATTGTACACTTCAAAGAATTGTTTAAGTTGGATGGGAAAGATTCAGATTTTTCCGAAAACGACAGGGCAAGAAGAAATACTATCGTAAACTTACTTAAAGAGTGGGCATTAATTGATGTAGTAAGAGAAGATGATTACGAGGCTGCACCATTGTCTCAGATAAAAATTTTATCACACAAAGAAAAAGATGGTTGGGAATTAGTTCCTAAGTATAATATTGGAAGAAAACGTTAAATAATTTATGGAATTTGTTATGGAAAATTTGAATGTTGGTTGCTATAAAGTAACCGAAAACGCACACTTACCAGAATATGGAACTGAACAGGCTGCATGTTTTGACTTGAAGGCAAGTTTACAAGATGTAGAAACTGTATCTGTCTTTGGTTATTCAAATTCAAAATCAAAAAGAACTGTAAAGAATAATAGTGTAACACTATATTCTAATGAAAGAGTATTAGTTCCTACTGGAATAATTTTTGATTTGAATTTTGGACAATCTCTTAGAATTCATCCAAGATCTGGACTTGCATGGAAAACTGGTATAACTTTATTAAATTGCGAAGGTGTGGTCGATGCAGATTATGTTGACCCTACTTTTGTGATGTTATACAACATCTCTGATGTACAATTTAAAATTACTGATGGTGATAGAATTGCACAGGCAGAAATTATTACTGCAAGTCCTAGAATGAATTTCGATGTTATATCGGAAAAACCTGTTATTAAAACTGACCGTAAAGGCGGTTTTGGTTCAACAGGAGTATAATTTTTTTTGTTTTTATTAATAAAAGTGAAAAAAGTTTTATAAATAATATTGGAGTTGCCGATAGGGGCTCCAATTTTAACCTTGCTAAATATAATAGGAGGAAAATATGGTTAGGTTTACAACAGGACAATTAGATCCATTTCTACGTAGTAGTATCGGGTTCGATCATTTATTTAGAGAATTGGATAGGGATGCGACAAGAACGCAACAATCCTATCCACCATACAATATTATTAAAGAAACAGATGAAAAATACCGCATTGAGGTGGCTGTTTCGGGATTCTCTGAGAATGAATTGAATGTCGAAGTAAAAGAAAACACTTTGACAGTTAGTGGAGTTAAAGAAAAGGAAACTGAAATCGAATATCTACATAAAGGTATAGGTGGAAGAAACTTTGAAAGAACTTTTACACTGGCAACCGACCTCGTAGTAAAAAGTGCCGATATTCAAAACGGCATTCTTGTAATTGGAATGGAATTATTAATTCCAGAACACAAGAAACCAAGAACCATCAAAATCAATGGTGAAGAATCTACTTCAGAACCAGAGTTATTGGTTGAATAAATATTATAAGGTGGGGGGAAACCCCCACCAAACAACATGTAAAGGTGATAGTAATGGAAACGCACGATCAAATTATTGCTGTAATTGAGCAATACAAACTAGAAAATCAAAAATTCGCAAGTGGTAATAAAAGTGCTGGCATTCGTGCCAGAAAATCACTTATGGAACTTAATAAATTGACTAAAGTTCGCCGAGCTGAAATCCAAGAAGAAAAGGAATGGATTGTCAAATGAGCGATAAAATTCTTTATCGCACCAAGAGAGGTAAATCTGGAAAGATTGGAGATTTAGAATTTCGTCCAGCACTTCCCAATGACCAACTCATGGGCGCGATTATGAATAATAAAGTACTTATGTCAAATGGAAATCCACAAGTAATTATGCAAAAAGTTATAGATATGGAGTGGAGATGGTTTGAACGTAGGATTATTAAATTTTGTGGAAACACAGAAGAATCTCATGCATTACAACATGCATTGAGAGAACACATTAAAAAAGAAAAAAAATGGATCGCAAAAGGAGCAAAAGCAGATGCAATTTAATTATGTTACAAGCCCATTTATGAGGGCATTAATTCGAAAATATGAATTTGAAAGAGATGAAGCAATCGCAAATCTACATGCATTTTTCGAAAATGGTGTAGGTGTGGGAGATCATGCAAATATTGTTTCAAGTATGGATGAGCAAGTATCTAAGTTAGAATCTGCAGAGGGTAAACTAAAATCATTGATTACACATTTTGCAGCACAACCATCTGCGCCTGTCGAAGAACCATCAAATGAGTCTTAAATCTGTAAAACTTGTACGTTTAATATCTGGCGAAGAACTTTTGGGCGAAGTTACCGTACTTGATAGTGGTAATGTTAAACTCAAAAATTCTTGTCAGGTTGCAACATCATATGCAGATCCTACATCTGCTACAGCAAGAATAGGCCTCGCACCATTTTTACCGTATACAAACGCAAAAGATGGTGTAGAGGTACAACAGAATTATATTGGATTTATTACAGAACCTGTTACAGAACTTTTAAATGAGTATAGTAAAGTATTTGGTAGTGGATTAGTATTACCAGATAATGCATTGAAGGCTGCAACTTCTACATCAAATCATGGATTTGTGAAGGCATAATAGCTTGACATTTTGTATCATTAATGGTACTATAACAACTAATACGATTTAATAATGACTGTGGTGGTAAATGCGTTTTTATACAAATGTACAATGTGTCGGTAATAAAATATTCCTCAGAGAATACGACAATGGAAAGCGTAGGGAAGTAAAACTAGATTACTCTCCTACTCTTTTTGTATCTGGTGGTAGTGGTAAATCCAAATATAAAACTTTGCATGGAGAAAGTGTTGAGCCTATTAGACATGGTTCAATACGTGATGCAAGAGAATTTATCAAAAAGTATGACGATATAGAAAATATGAAAATCTATGGTCATACACAATTCATCTATCCATTTATTGGTGATGAGTATCCAAGTGAAATTCAGTATGATGAATCAAAGATAAACATTTGCAATATCGATATCGAAGTTGAGTGCGAAAATGGTTTTCCAGAACCAACTCTTGCAAACGAAATTGTTAACGCAATCACAATGAAAATGAAAGATCAATATATTGTTCTTGGATTGGGTGATTGGGAAAACAAAAGTCCAGAAACACAACATCTTAAAATTAAATACTATAAGTTTACTGATGAACTTGCACTCTTGCGTAGTTTTTTGGAAATTTGGACACATGCAAAAATCGATATTGTTACTGGTTGGAATGTGAACCAGTTTGATATGACGTATCTTGTCAATCGTATTGGTAAAACTCTTGGTGATGATGAAGTCAAAAGATTGTCCACATGGGGGATTGTCAGGAAAATAGAAAAGAATATTCGTGGTCAGATGCAGACACAAGTACAGATCAGTGGATTATCTATTATTGATTATCTTGATTTGTACAAAAAGTTTACATATGTAACTAGAGAAACGTATCGATTAGATCATATTGCATATGTCGAGTTGGGTCGGAAAAAACTTGACCACTCTGAATTTGCAAATATGCATTTATTCTATAAACAAGATTATCAAAAGTTTATTGATTATAACATTATCGACGTTGAGTTGGTCGATAAACTTGAAGATAAACTTAAACTAATGGAATTACTTATTACCATTGCATATCAGTCTAAAGTAAATTATGACGAAGTATTCTCACCTATTAAGGTGTGGGATTCCATTGCATTTCATGAATTGCGTAGAAGTAAAACTGTAATTCCGCCTCGTAATAATAATACTAAATCGGAAGCTTATGAGGGTGCATATGTAAAAGACCCAACTGTTGGTAAACATGAATGGGTTATGTCATTTGATTTAAACAGTTTGTATCCACACTTAATTATGCAGTATAATATTTCACCAGAAACATTGTATGACAAAGAAAGAGTCAACACATCTGTTGAGAAACTATTGAATCAAGAAACGGATTTATCTAGTTTGCAGCGCAGTAATATGACTGTGTGTCCAAGTGGGGTTCTTTTCAATAAAGATAAACGTGGGTTTCTGCCCAAGTTGATGCAAAGTATGTATGATGATCGTACTACATATAAGAAGTTGATGTTAAAGACCAAACAAGATAAGATTGATGGTAAGGGCGACCCTGTTGAATTGGACAAGAAGATTGCTCAGTTAAACAACAAACAAATGGCCGCAAAGATTTTGTTAAACTCTGCTTATGGTGCTTTGGGAAATCAGTACTTTAGATACTTTGATATCAGACAGGCAGAATCTATCACTTTGTCTGGCCAACTTTCAATTCGATGGATCGAAGAGAAAGTAAATATATACATGAATAAAATTTTAAAAAACGATGAGGATAAAAATTATGTCATTGCAAGCGATACGGATTCAATTTACGTTGCTCTTGGTGACTTGGTTGACAAGTTTGTTAAAATCAAGGAAGGTGAGTCAAAATCAGAAGAAACACGAAGGAAAGTTGACTTTCTTGATAAGGTTGCCCAAGAGAAGTTTGAACCATATATCGATAAGTGTTATCAAGATCTTGCTACGTATGTAAATGCATACGACCAGAAGATGCAGATGGCCAGAGAGGTTATTGCCGATAGTGGTATCTGGACTGCAAAGAAAAGATACATTCTCAATGTTTGGGATAACGAAGGTGTTAGATATAAATCACCAGAACTTAAAATCATGGGTTTGGAGGCAGTTCGTTCATCAACACCAGAATCTTGTAGAAATATGATTAAGAAATCACTTGAACTTATTCTGCGTAGTAACAACGATAGTTTGATTGAATTTATTGAACAGTTTAGACAAGATTTCAAAACATATGAAGTTGATGATGTTGCATTTCCTAGAAGTGTAAATGGACTTACTAAATATCATGACCCCGTTCTCACATACAAAAAAGGTACACCAATTCATGTAAAGGGTGTATTATTCTACAACCAACTAGTCAAAAAACATAAACTAGAAATGCAGTATCCGCCTATAAAAGACGGTGAAAAAATTAAGTTTTGTTATCTAAAAGAACCAAACCCATTGCAAAATAATACTATTGCAATTGCGGCCGGTACATTACCCAAAGAATTTGAGTTGGATAAGTTTCTTGATTATGATACACAATTTGAAAAGGCATATCTCGAACCAATTAAAACTATTGCGGAAACAATTGGTTGGGAAATAGAAAAGAAAATAACATTAGACAGTTTTTTTAATTAGGAGAATATGATGAGTCTTATGAATAAAATTAGAAAGAACACTACCTTCAAGGATGGGAGAGTTGATGTTTTATCAGAGTCAAAGTTTCTGAATCAAAAAGACATGACCTCAACAAGTATCCCTGCAGTAAATATTGCATTGTCTGGATCGCCAGATGGTGGATTCACTTCAGGACTTACTATGATTGCCGGGCCAAGTAAACACTTTAAGACTGCATTTGGTCTTTTGATGATGAAATCTTATTTGGATAAAAATCCAGATGGCGTTGCATTGTTTTATGATTCGGAGTTTGGTACGCCGCAGGCATATTTCGATACTTTCCAAATCGATACTAGTAGAGTTATTCATGTGCCTGTTACAAACCTAGAAGAATTAAAATTTGATATTATGTCACAACTATCAGACATTGAAGTTGGCGATAAGTTGTTTATCGTAATAGATTCTGTAGGAAATCTTGCATCGAAGAAAGAAGTTGACGATGCGGAATCTGGTAAGTCTGCAGCAGACATGACACGAGCAAAACAATTCAAGTCTTTGTTTAGAATGGTAACACCACATCTATCAATGAAAGATATCCCTATGGTTGCGATTAACCATACATACGACTCACAGGGTATGTTCCCCACTAAAGTCGTTTCTGGGGGTACTGGCATGTACTACAGTGCAGATACTATATGGATCATTGGTAGACAACAAGAAAAAACTGGTACAGAAATCTCTGGATATAACTTTATCATCAATGTAGAAAAATCTCGATATGTACGAGAAAAATCTAAAATTCCTGTGTCGGTAAGACATGAAGGTGGTATGGATACTTGGAGTGGTCTACTTGATATGGCATTAGATGCTGGGTGTATAAGTCAATCTGGTGCGTGGTATCAATTAGTTGATTTGGAATCTGGAGAAGTACAGGATAAAAAATATCGATCCAAAGAATTTACTGGAAAAGAGTTTTGGACACCTATTTTAGAAAGTAATCATTTTAAGAAATATTTGAAAGAAAGATATGTAGTAGGTAATAGTGCGATTATGGAGGAATAAATGGCACTATTTGCATCGAAGTATGTATATAAGCAAAGACTAGATATTTGTAAAGGGTGCGATCAATTTCAAAAGATGGCACTACTTTGCAAATCGTGTGGTTGTTTTATGCCTGCCAAGGCAAAGATTGCGAATATAAGGTGTCCAGAAGATAAGTGGGTAGAAGTTTATGGTACTGAAGAAAAAGAACCAGAGACAGTAACCCTCTTAAAATCTGTACAAACAGAAACATATCAAGAAAAAACAAGTAGACTTATGAATACTGCAAAAAATCTTAGGATAGAGGCAGATAAATTAGAGAAAGAGGCGAAAGGAATATTATGACCGACACTGTTACTGAACAAACTTTTACCATGATGCAAACCGAAAATGAAGAAGATGGGTATGCAATCAAAATTAATGAAGGCCAATTTCTTAATGTGATTTATACAATTGGTTCTGTAAAGATCCATGAAGAAGGTGATGAGGCAAGATTAGAGTTTGATTTTACTCCAATAAAGGGTAACATTATGTGGCCAGTAGAAAAGTTATATGAAAACGAAAAATTACAAGAACTTGCTGGACAAATCCTAAAATATATGTTAGAAGTATCAGTCAATGATGCACTTAACAATGTAAACACGCAGGCCTAAATGGAAATTACAGAACTTATAATTTTAAAGAATTTGATTCACAATGATGAGTATTGTCGCAAGGCAATGCCTTTCATACAGAATGAGTATTTCGTAGATGAAAAAAACAAGGTTATATTTAATGCAATATATGACCATGTAGACAAATATAATACTGCACCATCTACAACAACTTTGACTGTAACACTAGATGAAATGCAAGTCAGTGATATGGTACATAAAGAGTGTACTGAAACTATTTCTGTTATGAACCAATTAGAAGATGTTAGTTCTGATTGGTTGGTAGATACAACAGAGAAATGGTGCAAAGACCGAGCGTTATATCTTGCTATCATGGAATCAATTCAAATTATTGATGGAAATGACAAGACACAAGATAAAGGTTCATTACCTAAAATTTTATCTGATGCACTTGCAGTTTCTTTTGATAATAATATCGGACACGATTTTATAGAAGATTTTGAATCTAGATTTGAATTCTATCAAAGAGTGGAAGAAAGAATTCCTTTTCATTTGGATATGTTGAACAAAATCACCAAAGGTGGTTTGGTTAACAAATCTCTTAATATTGCACTTGCTGGTACTGGTGTCGGTAAATCTTTGTTTATGTGTGATGTCGCAGCAAACCATTTGATGATGGGTAAGAATGTTTTGTATATTACTTTGGAGATGTCCGAAGAAAAAATTGCAGAACGTATTGATGCAAACCTTTTAAATGTACCTATATCTCAAGTTGAGAGTATGCCGAAAGACTTGTTTGAAAAAAAGATTGAAAAATTAAGACAAAAAACAACTGGAAAACTTATTGTAAAAGAGTATCCAACTGCTTCTGCAAATGCAAATCATTTCAGACATTTAATACAAGAACTTGCACTCAAAAAGAATTTTGTGCCAGATATTATATACATTGATTATCTCAACATATGTACGTCATCTCGCATTAAACAGGGTGGTAGTGTTAATTCATACACATATATTAAATCTATTGCAGAAGAAATACGTGGACTTGCAGTAGAGAATAATTTGCCTATCGTTAGTGCAACACAAACTACACGTAGTGGATATACCAACTCTGATGTTGGACTAGAAGATACGTCAGAGTCATTCGGTTTGCCTGCAACTGCAGATTTGATGTTTGCTTTAATTAGTACAGAAGAATTACAGGAATTAGATCAGATACTTGTAAAACAGTTGAAAAATCGATATAATGATCCAAATGTAAATAAAAGATTTGTAGTTGGTATCGATAGACCTAAAATGAGACTATACGATGCAGAAGATGCAGCCCAAGATGAATTGATTACAGAACAACAAGATAGTACATTTAAATCAAACTTTGGACAAAGAAAGAAATTAGGAAGTGTAGAGATAAAAATATGAGTGAAGAATTTACAGAAGAACAGACAGTTTTAGAAACTGAAGATACATTCGAAATGGTACAACCAAGTGGTGCAAAGTCATTTATTTGTATGTATGATAATGCATTAGAAGATGATATGTGCGACAAGTTGGTTGAACTTTTTGATAAATCAGAAGAATATCATAAAGTAACAGAAACTGAAGGGTTTCGTAAGTTTACTGAATTAAATATATTCAATAGTGAACTTTTGGAAAAAGAACCAGAGTTTAATAGACTCGGATTTAGAATGTTGGAAAAGGTGCAAGAATATACCGAATCATATCGTAGATTTTGGAATATTGAACATTTTCCAACCCAGGCATCTAATGAAGAAATTAGAATGAAAAAGTACACTGCAAATGCGGAGACAGAAGAACATTTTGGTTATCATTCTGATGTTGGAGATTATGCCTCCGCAAAGAGATTTTTGGTAGTTATGTTTTACCTTAATGACGTTGAAGAAGGTGGCCAGACTATTTTTCCAGAATATCAACTTGCCGCAAAACCAACAAAGGGTAGTCTTATGGTGTTTCCACCATTCTGGACTCATCCTCATCTTGCAGAAGCACCTAAAAGTAACGACAAATATATCATTAGTACGTATTTGCACTATCTATAGTATACTTTTTTACTTGACAATCCTTGCCTAATAGTTTTTAATAAATATGAACTAACAGAGCAAGGATTGATTCTAATGGCATATAATCTAAGATTAAATGACGCAAAAGACACTAAACTAGTTCCCGCAACACGCCCTAGGCGAAAAGATATAGTTGGAATACAACAGTATATCAACGAAACATATAGAAGTCCAATTATCTTAGATCCTAAAGGTAATTATACTACTATTAAAATTCCTAGAAGTGTTTCTAAGAATATCACTATCCCAAATCTCAAACGTGCATTAACAAAAGCTGGTTGTAACATCAGTCAATTAAATATTACATTTGGTGATGGTTCTGGTAAAACCAAAGGTGGCATGGATGCATCTGAAACCAAGTTTCAAGAAAATGCCACACTAGAGTTTTGCAAACAAATGATTGAAAAAAATAAAAAACCTACATTTAATACAATTAAAAATATCTACAAAAAAGTGGATGATGATTGGATGGAAAGTTTTGAGGCAACCGCTCAGGCATTAAAAGACTATGTGAAACGAGGTGGATATGAATATAGTAGAGATACAGGAGTCATGCCAGTAATTGAAAAACTCGCATCACAATATTGTGGAGTTACTAAAAAAGATGCTTGGAACCCAATGGATATTGTTATTATTCGTAGTTCTAAGAAATTTAAAATTATGAAGGAGTTGAATGAAGTGAGAAAATTTAATGATAAAGATGCCGCACTAGATTACTTAAATTCTAAAATGAGATATTATGCCCATGATAAAGATTTGTTGGGAATCTCTTTAAAGAAAGTAAACCCTAAGAAAAGAATTAAAACTGAATGGAGTGACCCTAAAATAATCAGACAACAAGAATCTCCAAACATCAAAATTATTCAGAGTGGGATAAATTTTGATTGGACACTTCAAAGTAATGGAGAATTCAAAACTGGAGAACTTTCCTTTCAATTGGATATTAATGGAAACTTAGTTACGATGCAGAAAAGATCCTTTTCTGGTGGAGTGCGAGAGAAAAACCAAATAGACATGACTGCAAAGGGTGCATCTGCAAAATTGGGTAAAGTATCTGGACCTCTTGCTGTAGACCCTTTCTTAAAACTATACTCTATGTCACGGTTTGATATGAAAAATATGCCAAGAATGGGATCATTCACTCAAAATGAAATTGATTATTGGGTACACTTATATAAAAAGGTTTACTTGAAGAAAATTGATAGACAGAATATCAATTTTGGACCTGCAAAAAATCCGACTATATTTAAAAACACTTTAACAGCCGCAATTGAATTGGAACAAGATATCGCAAGAACTGCATCACAACTAAGTTCGAAATTACAGTCTCTTTATTTCTTAAATTTGTTGGTACAAATTGACGAAAAGGGTGGTATTAAAGATTTCTTTGAAGTGATGTATTATGGTGCAAAAAAACAATATGAAAGTGCCGGTGTGTTTTTGAAAATATCCGATTAAAAAAATACATAAATAATAGTTTAACAACAGGAAAAGTAGGATGATGGAATCCTTTAATGAATTTTTGACAGAAGATAAGGGTGGTAAGAACCTGCATCTCGAACATATTGAAGATGAAATCATCAATTATGGAATTAGTGGTGGTAGGGCTTCAATAAATTTCTTACGTTCGTTGAGAGATATGTTATCTGGTTCTTCTACCAAACAAGTTAATATGACTGTTAAGTGGGATGGTGCTCCAGCAATCTTTGCTGGAGTTGACCCATCTGATGGAAAATTCTTTGTTGCAAAGAAAGGAGTATTTAATATAACTCCAAAACTTTACAAAACTAAAGAGGAAATAGATAATGATCTCTCAGGCAACCTTAATTCAAAATTTAAAGTCGCGTTGGAAGAACTTTCGAAATTGGGTATCACTAATGTTTTACAAGGTGATCTTATGTATACCGATGATGTAGAAACTAAAACTATAGATGGGATTAATTACTACACATTTCAACCGAATACAATTGTATATGCAGTACCAGTAGCTTCTGAATTGGGCAAAACCATCAAAAAGTCAAAATTGGGAATTGTTTGGCATACTACATATACAGGTAATGAGTTACAGGGTATGACTGCATCCTTTGGTGCTGATATTAGTAAGTTAAGAAAACCATCTACTGTGTGGATGGACGATGCTACATACAAAGATGTTTCTGGAAGTGCAAAATTTACTAAAAAAGAAACTTCTGAAATTACTAAAATACTATCATCTACTGGAAAAAGGTTTCAAAAAATTAAAACCTCAGATTTTAATAAATTTCAAAAGATGCAAATAGATGTAATGAAGGGAACATTATCTGGCGCATCATTTAAAACATATTTAAACTCTTTTATTAGAAAAGGTGAGTCATTTGACTCGACGAAGGCAAAAAGATTTGACTATCCTATGTACGTAAAGAAATATTTTGATGAAAAAATTATAGTCAAATTGAAAACTGAAAAGTCTCGAACTGCTAAGGCAGAATTGAGAGACCAATTAGTTAAAGATTTAATAAAGTATAATTCTATGATAATTCAACTAATAGAATTTATGTCTGGAATTGTAAACGCAAAAATGATTATTGTCAAAAAACTTGACAAAGTACAACAATTAACAAAAACTTTCATTCGTACATCGAATGGATATAAAGTAACAAATGCAGAAGGTTACGTTGCTATTGATAATAATGGTAAATCTGCAGTAAAATTAGTGGATAGATTAGAATTCAGTTATAATAATTTCACAGCAGCTAAGGCATGGGATAAATAAATGTTTACATATAGAGCAACAATATTAAGATGGGTTGACGGTGATACCGTTGATGTGGATATTGATCTAGGTTTTGGGGTATGGTTACGAAAACAACGTGTAAGGTTGTTTGGAATTAACACTCCAGAAAGTCGTACTAGAGATTTGGAAGAAAAGGAGCGTGGACTTGCTGCAAAAGAATTTGCAAAAAGTTGTGCGCCAGTTGGTACATCAGTTACTATTCAAACTACTAAGGGTAAAGAGACAGGAAAATACGGTCGTATCCTTGGTACTATAATGGTAAATGAAGATCAATCAGTAAATCAAATGTTAATTGAAAACGGACATGCAGTAGAGTACTTTGGAGGAAAAAGATGACTAATCATATAAATGCATGGCAAAAGATGATTGAAAATCTAAATGACAGATTTGACCCATCTTCTGACATAGAAGAAGATTTTGTACAACCTTTAGTTGAAGATCATGAGGCAGATATGGCACTCACTGAGTTAAAATCTATTTCTGATAAGGCATTACAACTGGCAGAAGAAATTGAAAAGAAGAAAAATGCAATGGGTGGTGAATTAGAACTTGCAGCATGGTGTCAATCCAAAATCACCAAATGCAATGATTATATGAACAGTGTATATGATTACATGATGTATTCTGGTGATGAGAATAGTTAATGAAATCTTTTGGTTATTTCATATCTGAGGGTGTTAAACTCAAACTCATTCGTGGCAAAGACATGGATGTTTTGAAGATGTGGAATAAGGGTGATAAAAAGTGGGTTGAACTTAGGGGTAAGAGTGGATTTGAAACGAAGTATGATCCAAAAGACCCACTGCATAAGGCAATCACCGCACTTGGAAAGTCTGCAAGTATATCAGACTTTATGAATGGTGATGAAGTAAGTATTAATCCAAAACATGCAGATGGTAAAAAAGCACTAAAGATGATTAAAGGACTGATGAAGTGAAAAGTTTTAATACATTTTTAGTTGAGGCCTCAGGTAAAGGACTAACAATCTTTGACATAGATGAAACTATGTTTATAACTAAGGCAGAAGTAAAGGTTGTTAAAGATGGAAAAGTTGTTAAAAAATTAAACAATCAGGAATTTAATACATATAAGAAAAAATCTGGAGAAGTGTTTGATTTTGGGGAGTTTAAAAGTGCAGAAGTGTTTAATAAAACTTCAACACCGATTGCCAGAATGATTAATAAAGTAAAGGTAATACTGAAAAATGCAACTAAGGCTGGTTCAAAGGTTATTATTGTAACGGCAAGACCAGATTTTGATGACAAAAAATTATTTCTTGATACATTTAAAAATCAAGGGATTGATATAGATAAAATTTTTGTGGAACGCGCTGGAAATTTAGGTTCTGGTCCTGCTGCGGATAATAAGAAAGTTATTTTTAAAAAGTACTTAGATACAAAAATATATAAAAGAATTAGACTGTTTGATGATGCAAATTCAAACTTAAAAATGTTTCTAAGTTTACAAAAAGAATATCCAGAAGTATCTTTTGAGGCATTTCTGGCAAAACATAATGGATCAGTTAAGAGGGTAAGATGAAAAGTTTTAACAGAGTAGAAGAAATTGACCAGATTTGCGAAGAATGCAATCTATATGAAGATTTAGAATTGATTGAATCTGAATATCAAGGTAAAAAAGTTACATTAAATAAACCTAGTAGATCCCAAGATGGAAAGAAAAAGTTTTATGTGTATGTAAAGAATGAAAAGGGTAATGTTGTTAAAGTTGGATTTGGTGACCCTAATATGGAAATCAAAAGAGATGATCCTGCAAGGAGAAAATCTTTCAGAGCAAGACATAACTGCGACAATCCTGGCCCTAAATGGAAAGCTAGATATTGGAGTTGTTATCAATGGCGTGGTGGAGCAAAAGTAAAGGACTAAATAGTAGTATGACAAACGAATACAAATATGAAGATGTAGATTTTGGATTTACTGCAGTAGATGAAGATGAATTACGTAGTCTCTCTGGTGGTGATGAATCTGTAGAAAAAGTAACACAAGTCGCAGAGGCGACTAGTGCAGAACTACGTGGACTTGACGGCAAACTCTCAGAATTAATTGAAATGCAAAGAGATGTTATGTCTGAATTAATTGCATCTAAAAGTTTGTATGAAGAAAAGAGTAGTGGACTTGATATTTCTAAGGAAGTATTAGAAGATAAGTTATTAAAGTTGGAAAGACTTATTATGCCATTATTGCAAAACCTATTAAAGAATAAAGATAAAGAATATATTTTCTGGCCGAATAGAGAACCTATCATCAAAGCGCAAATGGAAAAAGTCTTAGAAATTACGAGGGATAACGATGGCGAAGGATAAAATTGTTTTTACGTTTGGTAGATTTAATCCTCCAACTACTGGACACGAAAAGTTAATTGAAAAGGTTGCTGCAGTCGCTAAAAAAGAGGCCGCAGATTTTATGGTCTTTCCAAGTCATTCTCAAAATCCAAAAAAAGATCCTCTTGATTTTAAGACCAAAGTCAGATTTATGAAAAAGATGTTTCCAAAATATTCAAGAAATATCATTTCAAATAATAAAGCAAAAACTGCAATTAATGTTGCAACAATTTTATATGAAATGGGATATAAAGAATGTGCAATGGTTGTCGGTGGAGATAGAGTTACAGAGTTTAAAACTTTATTAAACAAGTATAATGGTGTTGAAGGCAGACACGGACTTTATGATTTTAAGGGTGGTATTAAGATATATTCCGCAGGGGAAAGAGACCCAGATGCAGAAGGTGTTACTGGTATGTCTGCATCTAAGATGAGAGCTGCTGCAGCTGCAGATGATTATGATAGTTTTAAAAACGGTTTACCATCAAAGTTTGAAAGGACTGATGGTAAAAAATTATACACTGCGATCAGAAAGGCAATGAAAGTTGAAAATACCGAATTTGGATTGTGGTTGGGTGATGCAGAATTATTCTCAGAATTTATGAATTCTGGTTTCATTGATACTATAGGAGAGTCATCTAATGATGAGGTCTTTGATATGATTTATGAAAAGGTATCTCAAAAACAAGTTGGAGATTTAGAGAAGTTTGCAGATAAATTACTTGCAAAATTTAACATTGATGTTACATTTACGAAACACTTTGCAGATAGAATGAATGATTCTAGAAACTCTCCAGATATTAAAATTGCAGAGTTGCAAAAATTATTTAAAAAGATACAAAAAAATAAAGGTAAGAATATCTTATCAAATCCTGATATAGAGGCTGTACTAAAAGATATCTCAACTGACTTAAATTTGCCTGTAGTTATCAACTACAATAATGGTGAATTTGAATTGGTTACAAAAACTATTATGAGAAAGAAAAATTTTAGTACTTCTAGTAAAGTTATGAAATATGAAGAAAACGAAATGAAAGATTTTTCTAGTTTTATATCAGAAAGAAAAACTGCCCAAGACCCAGATGTAAAAGACAAAGAAGGCACTCAACCTAAAAAGTATTATGCAAAAGATGCTGATGGTGATGATATGTCTAAGGGTACGAAAGAAAAGCGTGCAGCACATTTCAAGAAACAGGCAGACAAACCAGATGGTGATGATAAGTCATATAAACCAGCGCCAGGTGATGCAAATGCAAAAACTAAACCATCTAAACATACGAAAAAATATAAAGATATGTTTGGTGAGCAGATTGACGGACTAAGAAAAAAGGCAGATAAGTCTGGTATGCCATACAGTATACTTAAAAAGGTATATGATAGAGGTATGGCTGCATGGAAATCTGGACATAGGCCAGGCACTACTCCACAACAATGGGCATTTGCAAGAGTCAATTCTTTTGTTACGAAATCATCTGGTACATGGGGTGGTGCAGATAAAGATCTTGCTGCAAAAGTAAAAAAAGAAAGTGTTGAAGAAGATAGAGATTATAAAAAAGAACGTGAAAACTATCATGGCACTCCAGAACAGATGGAAAAAAATCGTGCCAGAAAACGTGCAAGATATGCAATGGAAAAGGCCGGTAAAGCAAAACGTGGTGATGGTAAAGATGTACATCACAAAGACAATAATCCATTAAACAATGATCCAAAAAATCTATCATTAGTAACTCAACACTATAATAGAAAAGAACCTAGAATGAGAGAAGAACTTTCGCTAGATAAAATAGATGAAATTACTAGTAAAAGACGAATGCAACTGATAAACAAAATCAAAAAATCTGGTGTTGTCAAAAAAGGTTCTATGTCAAAAGATACCAAAGATAAAAAAGAAAATAATGGCCCATGCTGGCCTGGCTATAAACAAGTCGGTATGAAAATGAAAAATGGAAAAGAAGTACCAAATTGTGTACCAGAGGAAACAGTGCATGAATCATTGTCTGGTGCAGAAAATCCACCAAAATTACCAAAGGCCGGTGGTGGAGAGTTTGGTACTAAAACTTTAAGAGACACTTATTTGAAAGATACTCCTTTTATGGAATTAGTTATGACGCCGAATGAATTAAAAAATTATCGCAATATAATTGATATTATAAATATAGAGAAAACCAAGGGAAATTGAAATGACCAATAATATTTTCACACAAAAGAAAGAAGTTCTTGACCTAATCCAAAATATTATGGAGAATTCAGATACGGCCGAGATTCTAGAAGAAAAGTATAAACTGTATCACAAAGATTTTTCTAGTGCTATGAAACATGCATACGATACTGTTAAGAAAATGGGATACGAAGTAGACCCAGAGAGTATTAATGATAAAGTTGCATTTGGACCTAGAAAACCTTCAAGTGGTAAAACAAATAGTTATAGATTAGATTTACTCAAAAAAGGTAAACCCCAGAAAAAGGGTGTGCAAATTCAAGTTTACAACATGGATAATAAAAGTTATGAATTGAATATGTACCTTGAAGAAGTTGAACTTGCAGAGGCTACTGGTGGTTTAAAGATGTTAGGTGCCGCCGATGAATTAGAAAAGTATGCCAAAAAATATGGTGGTATGGACAAAAAAGATTTTCTTAAAGTTGCAAAACTGATGAGAAAAGGTATGTCTGATAAAGTTGTCGGAATGACTAATAACTTAGATACTGAACCTAGAGAAAAAATTGTTGATGTTGTTGCAAATCACATTGGTGTTAAATCTACAGAAAAAATGTTTGGTGTAAAATTCTTACATAGAAAAGAATCTGTTGAAAATAAAGAAGTTTCTGAAAACAAAAGTCTCATCAAAGACTATGAAAAGTATATGTCGCAAAGTGGTAAGAAATCCCACAATGCATTTGATTACTTAATGTCTATGCCAAAGTATAAGCGTATGTCAAAAGACCAGATGACAAAAATCATCGGTGATGCGAAACGCAAAGGCATCTTCAAAGAAGAAGGTGAACTTGATGAAAACAAAAAGGCTGCATTGCAAAAGAAACTCGCAAAAACCGCACAGTCATCCAAATCAGGAAAAGATAAAGTAACTCTGAAAAAGGCTCCTTGGGATAAAAAGGAAGAACTTTCACCAAAACAAAAGAAAATTGACGCAAATAATAATGGTAAAGTTGACGGGGAGGATCTTGCCAAGTTAAGATCTAAAAAAGAAGAAGTACTTTCTCAAATTAAAAACCTTATTTTAGACGAAGGTAGAAAACAAGTTCTTGCACATGGTGGTAAAGGACAATATAAAGTAGTTAGTACTGATGGTGCTGTTGATGTTGTTTTCAAAGGTAAAGTAGTAGGTAAAGGTGACTATGATAGAGGTGCAGATTCTTTCTTTATCAGTATGAAGGGGCAAAAAGGACAAAAATCTTTTGATGACGCTCAAGATATCGCCGATTATTTTGCAAAAAACAAAATTAAAGAAGAAGTTGAATTGCAAGAGTATTCTGCACTACCAACTGTCGAAACTTTAAAGAAAATGCATGATGAAGGTAAAACTAAAAAACAAATCATGGCTGCATACTCAGGATGTGATTCAGTAAAATTAGAAAAACTCTATGCACAACATTGTACCGAAGAATTAGAAGAAAAGTTTTCTCCAAAAGAAATTAAGATGGCAATTGGTGTTGCATCAGATAAGAGATATGCTGGTGGTAACATGACAGGTGCAGTAAAGGCAATCGATAAAATTAAAAAAGGATTATCTAATCATCCACAAGTCTCTGCAGTATTAAAAAGACAAAACGAAGATAATGTACAAGAGTCAGAATGTGATTGTTGCAATGAAGATCCTTGTAACTGCCCTGCAGACTGTAAATGTCGTAAATCCGAAGAACTTTCTCCAAAACAAAAGAAAATCGATAAAAATAAAAATGGTAAAATTGATGGATCGGACTTGGCAAATTTGAGAAAGAAGAATGAAGATTTTGATGTTGAATCATTAATAGAATCATCTGATAAAAAAGATGCAAAAGAAATGGCAGATTTGGTGAAAGAATTAGAACCAAAAATCAAAATGACTGAACTTAAAAAACAAGTTTACGATATGGCCATGGAAAAATATAACAATAAAACAAGAGCGAAGAAAATCGCATCTATGATTAAATAAGGGAGACTGTTAATGTCTATTAAGAAACCAAGTTATGCCCCTGATGCCGTTGCTACAAATCGCGGTTGGGAATCGCCGAAAGGTGAACTACTCGTATCTCATAGGGGATTGAAAGATAAACTAGGAGCATCAGCACCGGCACCCAAAAAGTCGAAACCCGCCCCAAAACCAGAAGTTGTTGAGGATGCAGGACCAGATTTTGCCAGTATGTCTAAAGATGAATTAGAATCGTGGGCAAGAGAAAATCTTGATGTAGAACTAGATAAAAGACAATCAAAGAAAAGTCTTATTGAAGAAATTAAAGAATTAATGTAATCTCCTATTTGGGGCCCTTGGTGAATATTGAATGTTTGAGAATTTAACTGAAGCGAACGTGAGCTTATATCAAATGAAATCTTATGAAAATCCTAGTTGTCATACTATGGATGAATTCATGGATGATATGAAGCGGATTAAATATATAAAAAGATTGTTTTATAGGTATCATACTAAAAATCAACTTAAAGAAAGATTGATATTAAATCATCTGATAGTATTGTATAATGTGTTGGGTAACGAACCTTGCACAAGAATTCTATTTTTAAAAATAGATAAAGAACAGTATTATATTTTAGTTAGTTTCTTAACCTTTATTAACAAGTTGCCTAGTGTAGTAAATGGAATTGAGAGTGGAAATATTCATACAGAGGACATTCCAGTAAAAAAAGAAATTATTGAAGTTTTGCAACAAATTTAAATTATAAATAATAGAAAAGATTATTGGAGTTTTTAAATGGCAGATACTAGATTATCCAGTTCGATATCATCACTCAGACAGAAACTATTAGATCAAATTCCGTCGGCAAATCCTGAACAATTAAAAAGAATTGCAAGGTCTGCAAGAAACCTTGGGCACACTCAAGATACTGATATTGAAGATGCAATCAATACAAGAGCAAATACTCTTATTGTAACTGCAGATGCAACAGAATCTGAAGCTATTGCTGCCGCGATCAATCAAGTTGACGATTCAATAAATCCAAATATTACTGCATCTGGTACAACCGCAACAGCTGCTGGTACAAATATTGTCACTTCTGACTCTGCGCCTGGTAATCCCGAAGATGGTGATTTATGGTTTAAAACAGATGAGATGAATTTATATATTTATTATGATGATGGAACATCTTCTCAGTGGGTACAATCAAACGCACCAACAGTTAGTGGTGGTTCTGGTGATATATCAGACTTGACAGACAGTACTGGACTATTAGGTTCTGGTGGTGCAACTGTTTATGCAGATATGGCGGCACTAATAGCCGCTACTGGAATGTCTTCTGGCGATCTTGCTTTGGTTACTGCAAATAATAATATGTATGTATATAATGGATCTGGTTGGTATAAGATTGCTACAGTACAAAACGATTCACCTAGTGCAATCACTGGAGTGAATGGAACTTATTCGTTGGCAAAGGACGGAACACCTACGGTTATCACAGCAGTTTCTACAGACCCCGAAGGATTCACTCTCATATGGAGTTATGCAGTCACTTCTGGTTCTTTAGGAACAACTGCAACTGTTTCACAAAATGAAAATGTATTTACAATTACACCTAGTACTGATAGTGCTAATGCTGGAACATTTGGGTTGACATTTTCGGTTACTGATGGAGTCAACGGTGCAGTTAATGCAATTAGTACATTTACTTTAACATTTTCTATAGATTGGTCATCTGGGTCGTTACAGCATAGTCATCGTGCCTGGGGATGGGATGCTACAAGTCAGGGCAGTGATATAGCATTATCCGAAGATGGAGATAAAATGATTGTGGGCAATCCATCATCTGGCAACAACAATGAAGGTACTTGGTCTATATTCACAAGGTCTGGTACTAATTGGGGAAGTCCAACTCATATCGCACACACTGATAATTATGAAAACGGTAGGTTAGGAACATCAGTTGCTATGGACGCAACTGGTTCGAGAGTAGCGATTTCTGCTTTGTATGGTAGTACTTCAGGAAATACTTCAAATAAGGCGGGAAATGTAATAATATATACACTAAGTGGTACAACTGCAACAAGAGAAGCTGTTATAGTTGCTGATACAAATTATTTATATGCATTAAATTATCCCACTTATGGTGGATGTATAAGTATGGATAAATTAGGAGAAAGAATAATTGTTGGTCATGCAGGAGCCACTGCAGGAAATCGAACTAATCGTGGACAAGCACACATATATAAGAGGACTGGAACAACGTGGGCAAAAGAACAAACTTTGGAAAGCGATTACAATTATGATTACCAAGGAAATGGAGTAGCAATTTCTGGTGATGGTAATACTGTTTTTGTGACAAGGGGCGCTGGTGGCGGAAATTCCAATGAGAGGGCCCAAACGGCCGCACCATCTGTTAAAATATACACAAGAAGTGGAACGAGTTGGAGCCTTCAAACAGAAATAGATTCTCCGGCGGGTATCTATCAGAACAATCGATTTGGTGGTATATCGACGGGTGGGATTGGGTCAATATCATGCACTAATGATGGTAATATTCTAGTGATTGGTGATGGTGGGGCATCAAGCAACGGCTCGAACAATAATAAGCATGGAAAGGCATGGGTGTTTACAAGAACTGGCACTTCATGGGATTCTGGAGTAGCATTAACTCCATCTAGCTCGTTGGGTACGAGGGATGGATTTGGAACAAGAGTTACAATAGATGACAATGGAACTGTTATTGTTGTAGGTAAACCACAAGCGGAAAATAGCCAATATTTAGATGGTGGTGAGTTTCATGTTTTTCAGAAAAACGAATCGGGAAGTTTTGTGGAAGTAGATAAAATATCAAATCCAGACGATCTCAGTTCTGTATCAGGCACTGAAGGACCACAGGACGGCGCGAAATTTGGGCAAGGCCTTGCTATATCTGGCAATGCGGAATATCTAGGTGTCGGGGCACCAATCCATTTCTATTACGTGAGTGGCAACCCCACTGGTTATCATGGCGATCACTACGGCAAAACTTATGTTTATATACCTTAATTTTAAATAGTACGAAAAGGATAATAGAAAGTGTCAATTAATTTTCCAAATTCACCAACAAATGGACAAGCATTTGATGTTGGGGCTATGACATTTGAATATAATTCCACTAAAGCAAGATGGGAAATTGTCGCTGGCACAACTAATACAGATATTTCCGATTTGACAGATACAACTAATGTTATTCCAGACGATATTTCCGATTTAACAGACACTGGTGGACTATTAGGTTCTGGTGGTGCTACCGTATATGCAGATATGGCAGCATTAATTGCTGCAACTGGCATGTCTAATGGAGATTTTGGACTAGTCGCTGCGAACAATAACATATATGTTTACAATGGAGCCGGGTGGTATAAAATTGCCACAGTACAAAACGATTCCCCTAGTGCAATCACTGGAGTTAATGGTACATATCAACTTGCTATAGATGGTACTGCAACTACTATTACAGCAGTTTCCACAGATCCAGAAGGTTTCCCTTTGACATGGAGTTATTCTGCAAGTGGACTTGGTAATATTGCAACTGTTTCTAATACAGATAATGTGTTTACAATCACCCCAAGCACTACTGTGGCAGATGCTGGTACATTCACTTTAACCATCAACGCAACAGATGGGGTCAACGGCGCAGTAAGTACATCTACAAGCTTAACTCTAGAATTTATTGTTACTGTAACTAATAGTAATTACACAACTCTACTAGCAACAGCAGTAGACACATCTGATAACAACAATATAACTGATAGTTCAACAAATAATCATACGCCCACACTAATCAATCCTACTGATGCTTTAGCGCAAGGTTCTTTTAGTCCTTACCGTAGTGGTGGATATAGTACTAAATTTGAGCCAGATTCATATTTTAATATTCTTAATCAACCAGCCATAGGATCTGGTGACTGTAGTATAGAATGTTGGGTTAATGTGTCAACTTTAAGCCACTGGCACGGCATTATAAAAAGAGGAGCCAATGGTAGTGCTGGATGTTTTCAATTCTATGTTAGAAATGATACAGAGTTATATCTTAATTGGAGTGGCACACAACAAAACACTTCTGGTGCAAATATACAAATAAACACTTGGCATTGGCTGCAAGTTATAAGAAGTTCAGGCACTGTTACAATATATGTTGATGGTGTATCAAGAGCAAGTTTTGATGGTGATTCAAATATCCAATCAACAACTTTTTATGATATAGGTGGTTGGACAGGCAATT